TGTTTCTGCCTAATTTTGTACCATCTAAAAACTCTACATAATGGCGAAAATAGACGGCCGTTTTATCCGCCTTGAATTTGGCGCAGGAACATTTCTTAAAGGGGTAACTACCTCTAACGTATCTCTGTCTGCGGACATGATTGACGCAACTAACTATGAGTCCAACGGGTCTAAAGACTACTTGGCTGGGGAAAAAGGCGGGACTATCTCGGCTACTTTCCTTTTTGATCCGGACGTAAGTTCAGCCAACTTCGGGGACATCTTCGATGCTTGGGAGGGTGGTACTTCTACCGCGTACGTTTACGGTCATGCGTCTACTGGTTCGGAGGTTCTTACTGGTTCCTGCCTTGTTTCTACTTTGGACTGGGACGGCCCAAAGAACGAGGTAAGCACTTGCACAGCTACTCTTCAGATCACCGGCGCAATAGTCCGCGATGTCGCAAGCTAAAGTTATTTGGAATAACGGCGCATCCTTGCACCTGGGCGAAATCCTGGGCCATGAGTACGTAGATGAAACCTACAAAGCTCTAAGTGATGCGCTCGTATATTTCCAACGGGTCCGGGAGGCGGAAGAGGACAAACGAATAGCCGCCGCACGGGTCAAGCTATCGGACTGGAAGGGGTTTGCTGCTATCTATTTAGCTGCTCACCTTGCCTACTGCGATGATGCGAAAGACACACCAGAACACGACTTAAACAGCGCTTTAGGATATGTACAAGCTAATCCTGCTGCTATCGTTGACGTGCTTGTTATGGCCGTCAACACCCTACCGAAAGCTACGGAAGAGGACACGGGGGAGGCAGTAGCCTAACGTGGGAGGACTTACTAAACCTCGCTTGCGGGGACTTGGTACTACGGGAGGCTGAATTTAAGTCCATGACGCACCGGGAGTTTATGCGCCGGGCGTTAGGCCATCAACGGCGCGAAGAAATGGAGTGGCACCGGTGGCGGATGGGTATTTGCTATATGGTAAATATCCAAGCGAGCAAGGGCCACAGTATAACGCCTCAGGACGTTATTAAATTACCGATGGATGCGGGCGAGGTAGACGGCATAGATAAGGACACGAAAGAGGCGCTAAAACAATTTATGCGGAATGGCTAATACTATAGGCGAGCTTAATGTAGAGATAGGCGCCAAGCTGGACAAGTTAGAGGCGGGACTGTCCCGTATGGAAAAGTCCATAGAGAAGGCCGGAAAGCAAAGCGAAAAAACGGCCTCTAAGTCTTTTGAAAGAATAAGCGGCATTATAGCCGGCGCCTTTTCTGTTCAAGCTATTTCCAGTTTTGTAAAAAAGGTAGTTGAAGTCCGTTCCGAATTTGAGCGCTACGAATCTGTCTTAGCTAACACGCTGGGAAGCGAGGCAAGGGCCGGGCTAATACTTCGCGAAATACAAGACTTTGCCGCGTCTACACCTTTCCAACTTAACGAGCTGTCAGGCGCTTTTGTAAAGCTGACTAATTACGGCCTTCAGCCTTCTATGGAGGCTATGAGGCAGTACGGGGACCTGGCCAGCGCCGTAGGTAAGGACTTCGACCAATTAGCCGAGGCAGTAGCAGATGCCACGACCGGGGAATTTGAGCGCCTTAAAGAGTTTGGTATACGAGCCTCAAAGGAAGGCGATAAAGTAACTTTTACTTTTAAAGAGCAAGCTACAGAAGTAGCACTAACCGCAGACGCTATAGAGGGCTATATAACCAGCCTGGGAGACTTGGAGGGCGTACAAGGTTCTATGGCTGTGCAGATGGACACGCTGGGCGGTAACGTATCAAACCTTACTGACAACTATAATAAGCTGCTTACGGCTATTGGCGAAACAGACGCTTATAGTAAGGCTATTACGTCAATGTCCAAGACCCTTACCACTATGGAAAAGATGGTAAAGGTAGGCAGGGAAATTGAACACGGGACAACCTGGATAAGCTCAATAGCTGAATGGACAGAAGCCTACCAGCTTGCACTTATGAGCCTTTTCGGTGTAGACTATTTAGACCAATTAGCGGACGGTATAGACAAGACGGATAAAGCCACTTTAGAAGTACAAGCGTTTAGAGAAGAGTTAGAGAAGCTAAACGAAACTGCGGGCTGGTCTTTAAGCTACGGCATGGAACAAGCCGGGGACAGTATAGAAGACGTAGGCAAGAAAGCAGAAAAGGCTACAGAAAGTTTTGTACGCTTAGGAAAAGAAATACGCAAAAACAGAACTTCTAAAGAGACGGGCGAAGCTCAGTTGAAGGGGACTTTTGATTTTCGGCCCGGTACTGAATTCGGGGACATCATACGCATAGACCCAGAGATACAAAAGACCCTAACAGAGAACCAGGAACAGCTAAGACGATTTGAAGAGCAGTTAGCTTTTACAGCTCTAACCGCTGAGACTTTCGGCGGGGTATTGCAAAGCTCTTTCGATGCGGCGTTAATTAACGGGGAAAACTTTTTCGATGTATTCGGGAAAGCACTAAAGCAAATGATAGCCCAACTTGCAGCGGCGGCGGCTTCTGCCTTAGTTCTGTCTACTATTCTAAGCGTGTTTACGGGTATTGGTATTGGCTCTACGTTTAAAAATATATTCTTTGGAGCTAAAGACGCCGGTTCCGGAGGTTTAGGCGGGGGCTTTGGCCAGTTGATTCTGTCCGGTACGGACCTTACTTCAGCTATTAACAGAACGCAGACCACTACACGCCGGACCAATGGGTAGTAAATACCGCGCTAAGTTTACGGACGATCCGGGTACTTATACCTGGATAGTAGACATTATAGACACCCAATACGAAAGCTACACCGATAGAGTAGAGGCAGACGGCGGGACGGTTCTAAATATCGAATGTCTGCCCGATGCACTTTTAGAGCTTGTAGAGTATAGAAAGCTCGTAACGGGTCCAAATGGCTTTGACCTTATATACGGCAATAGGGGGGACGATGCTTTTAGAGGGATAAAGGGAAGCCGCGTAAACTTGACCTTTATAGCCGAGGACAGTACAGACCTTACCTTTTTACACGCCGTAGCGCAGACCCAAGAAGATAGGTACTTTATACAGATACAGCGTAACGGCTCTCTGTTTTGGCAGGGCTTGGTCCTTCAGGACCTTATGCGGATTCCTTACAATGCCTTCCCGTTTGCTGTAGAGTTCCAAGCTACTTGCGGCCTTGGCCGTTTGGAAGGTATAGAGGAAGAAATACCTACTAATAAGTTCAGCAACTTCCTTACGCTGATTACCTATATGCTCGGTGAGCAGGACAGTTTAACGGGCAGTACGGACGAGTTTATACGGACGTCTGTAAGATGGTTCGAGGACCAGATGCACACGGGAACGCCGCCGGACTATTTGGATGCGTTAGGCTGGTCTATCACTAACAAAGAATACGCGCACCAACTAAAGCAGGAAGATGGGACCTATAAGTATAGGACTTGGTACGATCTACTGGAATGCATTATGCACACTTTCGGCGCTCGGATATTCTACGCGGAAGGGGTTTACAACATTATACAGATAAGCGAGTACGCTAATAGCCCAAGTAAGTACAACGTATACCAGAAAAACTACAGCTTAGGAACAAGCATAACAGACCCTACCACGGCCACGGGTATAAGCTCTACGGCTACGCCTTGGAACACTTTTATAAACCTCAGCGCTACGGGCGGAAACCATGTTCTTAACGGCTCAGAATACGGCTATTTACCGGCTATCGGTACGGCCAGGGTAGAATATAACTTCGATGAGCTGTTAGCGCCTGAGCTACGGGAATGGATTAGGACAAGCGGGACCGAGGTTACTTTAGGAGTTTTACCAGATGCCGGGCGCTATGATATTTCTTTTGAGCAGGGTAATTGGAAGGTTCAAAATAGCAGCGGGTCCGATCAAGTATTCAGATGGAGGCAGACGGCGCGGGTAAAGTTTGAAACTACGTCTACTACTTACTATTTAAATACTCAGGGCGGCGGCTTTGTTTGGGGTACTACGCCGGTAGAGATTGTTATAATGGCTAACAACATTATTCAAGCTCCGGCCGGGTCTACAATCTTCAGCGGGTCCGGTGAGATTATGGGCGTTATATCGCCTCTAATGTCTATTGCCTTCGGTAATACTGCGCCGCTTCCGGATAATGGTACTTTGTTTGTGCGTAGTACGGTTACTCTTTTAAACCCGAATAATAACACGGCGCACCCAGATTTAAGTTTAGTGGCCATTACTTCGGGGTCTGCGCCTAATCTTGAATACAAGTACCGAGGGACCGAGGTAATAGTAAGAACCTCTAATACGGCGGCTAACGGCGCTTTAGGTAGGCTGAAGTCTTTTGAGTTTGAAAGCAATAACGTAACGCTAACTACGGCTACCGAGGTCAAAGAATATCCAGAGGTATTTATAGGGGACGCGGTAAGCACTACGAACAATACTAATGGCGAAATAAAGGTCTATAATGTAACGACCGGAAGCAGCGAGAAGAGCGCAGACTGGAACACACGCGGGACGGGTTCGGGGGACTTTATACACGCTCTGAAACTTAAAACGGCTATGGGCATCTTTGAAATCCCGCGCCGATTGTTTGACATTAAGTACCGAGGGGGGCACCCAGGCTTTAAGTCTTTCTACTTTGGTAATAAGCTATACATCTGGAACTATTTAAAGACAGATGCACGGGCCGGGCGCTTTGACGTTGAAGCATACGAGGCGGCAATAGAAAGCACTATACAAAGCGTAGATATAGACGATGTGCTAAACGTGCCTACGCCTTACGTCCCTGCGGGTTCTCTGTTCGGTAAGACTATAGACCTGAGCGGCGGCGTTAGCGATACGATAAGCATACTAACAGCCCAAGCAAGTGGGACCGTTACAAGTTTGGCCGTAGGCGAATTAAACACGCCTTTAGGGTATAAGGGGGACATCATAAGAGTTCTGCGCTTAGATGGGTCTTTCGACCTATTCACGCTAACAGAAAACGCCTTGCAGGGCGCTACTTCTATAAGCGTAGAAAGCACAGCGCTAACCGAACCAATAGAGGCCGGGGCTATACTTCAGCGGTCGGCGGTAGACAATGCTAACCGCTCTTATGCTTTGAAGCTGTATGATATTACGCGGTTTACTCAGGCGGAGTTATTACTATTGGAAGAAGGCGGCGGATTTGAGGACCCGGCAGATATTCAAGCCTGGTTAGACTTCTCAGCGGGCGGCCATAACTTCAGCGCGGTAGATGTAGCCATGACCGAAAAAGGCAAATTTGCTACGGTCTTTAACGGTACCAGCTCTTACCTGGCTAACTCTACTTTAGACGTAACGCAGCCTTTTACTATTGCTTTCGCGATAAACCTAAAGGAAACGAACACGGGCCGCTATATCATTAGTTCAGACGGCAGCAGCGGGAAAATATTTGACATCTACACCGGGACCGGCGATAATGTTACTATAAGGGTAGGGGCTACTTCTCAGACCGCACAGATAGCGCGTAACGAGTGGGTAATATTCCAGCTTGTAGCTAATGGGTCCAGCTCAAAGTATAGGCAGAACTTAGATAGCTATACTTCGCTAACCTTGGGAACGGATCATATAAAACATCCTACTATTGGGTACGATGGTTCCAGCGGCTTCTGTGAAATGGACCTAACGGCCGTTTGTATCTTTGAAAGAGTATTAACCGATGACGAGTTGGACGGCTTGTTTATCAATCTTGAGGCCCGTATTTAATGGCGTTAGATAAATATGTAGATGCTTCTTTGGTCTTGGTCCCTTCTGGGCGCAAGGCTGGGAAGGCTTATAGCCAAATACCTACAGATGGGGACGGGGACCTAACCCTTAGTCGTGCCTCTATTAAGACCGAGGTAGACACCAGCGGCAACGTAGTGAGCTTGGCGGACAATGTACCGGGTTTGGACTTCTCTTTAGGGGCTTGCCCTTTTCTTAGTTTAGATCCGCTCAGTACTAATATCTGCCTATACTCTGAGGACTTTAGTA